GAGAACGCCAATGAGGTACATCATGTAAAAGGCGGTTCCTGACGTAGAGGCAATCGAAGTCACGGGGTTGTCGAAATCAACTCTGTCCCATGCCTGTATGCCCAGGTATGTTGTGCCCCCGTCGTAACTCACCTGGAATGACACGGTTCCGATGAGCGTATTCGTCGCCGCTGGCATCGAAAAGAAGAAGTCACGCATGTCTGCCGCAGGAATGGTTAACGTCGCGTTCAGCGCTCCCAACGCGCCGGAGGCAATCGTGTTTTGCGGGATACTACGCATGAAAAGGCCGTAGTCCGTTTCCCCTGCCGCCGCGTTCGCGACCTTGGCGCGCGCGGCATCTGTGGTGTCGTCGGCAACTACCATCTCCTGACGATACGCCGTCGATGAATCGGCACGCGTCACCGCCGTCGTGGCCACGTTATCAAGCGATCCTGATGTTGCTTCCGAGATGGGGATGTTCTTTTCTGTTGCCATATGTCATCCTTAACCAATGTAGATCTAAAACACAGAACGGGTTATGGTAGCGTATATTGTACCATAACCCGTTCATCTAGTAATATGTTACACTTATCAAGCCAAATTATGTCTAAGTAGTAACATGTTATGAGTTACGCAATCGTAATAACTGCCGACGCGCCCGCTGCAGGAAGCTGAACAGTGAATGTACCATTTGTTGACGATGTGCTTGTGAAGAGCAATACTGCCATGGCAGCATTGGTGCGGCTGCTATTATAGATCAAACACATGTCCGACGTGAGTGTGCTTGTCGTCCAGTTTGGGTTAGTCGACCAGGTCATATATCCTGTCGTACCTGATGTTGACGTCGTAAACCCAGTCATCGTTGTGCCACCTGCAACATAGCCCGTTCCAGTAATTTCACCTGTTGTGGTGTAAACGGTGGTGGCGGCGCCAAATGTCGTCTGTCCTGCCTGTGTGTACAACGCCATCTTGATCACATCGGCCGCGGCCCACGTGAGACCAAGTAGCTGACCCTTGAATGAGGTTGGAAATGCCTGTACCGAAGCCATAGAAACTCCTTACGTTGTAGGATACCCTAGAGAATGTGCAACAAGGTCGTAATGACCATTACTAAAAACGAATCCCACCCTGTCCATTAATCCGCTCAACACACTCGGAGCAAATGACCTCGCGAGTACTGGATTAACTCGAACAGTGGTTGGCCATGTGTACGCCTTATTGCCACCTGGACCTTGGGTAATTTCCAGCAAGAACTTTTGATCAGGAACGGCATTTGTAAACACAAATGCAGTATCCCCGAGCAATGTAATCTTGACCGTATCTACACGCCCGGCCAATAAATCGAGTGTGAGTGTTGAGGACCACACAGGAGTGAGGGACTTCCTAGCCTGTGGGAATGCCACTATCTCATTGTCTGCAGATTTGAATCTGAGAATACCGTCAGCATAATTGAGCGCGACTTCGCCATATTCTAGATCTGTCACGAGCGGAACTTTGCCGGGGACAGAAGATTTTTTGAGCAGAATAGGTACGCGTTCTATGTGCGGCATGAACTACCCCTAACAAGGAGTGTGGCAACAGAGGATAAGAATCCTATACGGCTATTTATGCTTCGGCAGGTGCCACCTCTACAGGTGCCAACTGCTTTTTGAGATCCGCATTTTCTTTTGTTAATCTATCAATTTCTGCCTGTGCTACGCGCAACTGCGCCTTTGCCATAAGAAAATTATCCAATTGATCGTGTGTAAAAGTCGCTTGCTCAGTGACGTAGGCATTCATTAAGTCAACATTTGCTGTTTCTGGCATTCTCGCTCCTAGTAATCTCCGCCATCAATAAGGGTGACAACAGGTTCTGGTGCGGCAATCCATTGACCTGTTGATGGATCATATGTCAAGACAAACCGCTGGTCCTGATTAAAATCAAGATCTGAAGGGTAGGGCTGTGGCAACGCACTTACATCGACATCTTGAAGATCATTGATATGGGCCATAAGACCTTCTCGATTAATGTCAATACCGGCCGAAACTGTGGGGGTAAGCGCAGCCGTGATCCCCTGAGCAGTGAGCGTGGTCGCAATCACCTGTCCCGCCGTTCGTGTCGAGACTAAAACATTGGTAGGTGAGGAGACGCTAACGCTAATCGGCATTAGGCGAGTGTCGGAGACACAGTTACAAGGCCTTCCATAACGCGAATAACATCGGCATCTAGGTTCGTGAAGATCTCAACCACATACAAATAGCGTCCCGCCTTAATCGCACCACTTTGTGCGGGCGTAAGCGCGAGCGAGACAGACCCATCTGTTTTTGGTGTTGTGACGACGGCGGGGACGACGAACTTAATGCTCGACGCGGGGTTCTTCTTTAAGAAACATCGTGCCGAATATAACGTCAGGTCAAGCGGGTTTCCGCTTGCGTCCTTCACCGTAAGTGTTGTACCGAATGTGGCACCTTGTTCAATGATAAGATTTTGTACTTGTGCCATAGTGTATGACCCCTTGACAGGTGGAGGAACATCGCATAAGTAACGGTGTACCTGTGTTCAAGGACTATTTATGGTCGCCGAAATACGCGAAATAACGTTCGAGGATATAGCGCCATTATGGCGTGAGCTATGGGTGGGAAATGAAGCCAATGTGAAACCTGCCAATACAGCCACCTATAAATTTGTCAATGGTTATAACCCGAAGATTCCGTATGGACCTGTTACCTTCTTCGGACTATATGTGGATGAGGTGTTGTGTGGTGGGGTATCAACGTATCGGTCCTCTCCAACACATTGGACCAGAATTCGAGGCCTGTATGTTCAACCATCTATTCGAGGGCATGGATATGGTCAGCTACTAGTTCGCCACGTGTTGACGTTTGCCCATCACCACAAGACCTCTTATGTGTGGGGGTATCCTCGCTGTAGTTCATGGTCCACCTACAAAGCATGTGGCTTTGTACAACAAGGACTCATTACGGAATTTGACTTCGGCCCCCATGTGTGGGCCTATCATACATTATGATTCATATCTTCACAAAGGGTACGGCGGCACAAGCGAATACGCTGCTCACCCAGTTGACAAAACATCTCCCACAGCCCTTCCAACTGTATTGTACGAACGCAGATGAACGGTGGTTTGATAGTCATATCAATGTCCTTGCCCCATATACGAAGGACATGTTTGCGTGGGAAGAACTATTTTATGTCAATGCCACCCATATAGATGATATTGTATTATTCCTTCCCACCGCAAACGTTCGTCTCACAAAACAGTTTGCCGATATTTTCGACATTCCATACCTCACACTGTTGTCGGCGGCGGCGGATGGATCATTTATGTTTAGGAACGCGGCCGTACTCCAGGAGACAACAGAACGGGACTACGTGCGCTACGACACGTTTCGTGAGTATCTCAGTGCAATTAACTTTGCACAACTACCTCTTACATCACAGTGGACCTTAATGCCACAGTGGTGGGAACAGGATAAGGACCTCGAGGTTGAGTTGTACAATCCGGACCTGGGATTGTACAACACACTTCCTAATAAGGTTCACATTGAACTGTGCGATAGCTGCTCGCTCAAATGTCCCATGTGTATTCAGACGGACGTGAAAGATCCGTCACGACCGAGCATGTTTGTTCGCGGGAAGGAATTATTCTTGTCAGATATTAAAAAGGCATTCCCTCCCGAATTTATCAAAGAATCCAATCTCACCCACGTCGAGTTGTGCGGGAATGTAGGAGAGCCAACTGAAGCACGGGATTTTCTCGCAATTTGCCAATATTTCGTCGATCAAAAAGTCACGTTATCCATTGTCACTAATGGTATGAAAGATGATTCTCAATTTTGGATCAAACTTGCGATTATTCTGCGAGGTACAGAGTCGCGGGTTGTTTTTGGTATTGACGGAGCAACAGAAGATGTATATTCGAATGTACGTCCATACGGCGACCTGCTCATTCTACTAGATAATGCAAGATTGTTCATGTTGGGTGGGGGCAATGCAATTTGGAAATATGTCGTTTACGATCAGCCATTCAATGATGTCAACCGCGCCGAACAACTCGCAAAGGAGTTACACTTTGAAAAATTCGTTGTGGTGGGTACTCGCAAAGCACCAACCTATCCTATTGCTGATCCTATTGAACTTGGTGCTGATCGTCCTACTTCTCAGGATAGCCGTACAAGCGCCGATTCAGTAACACAAAGTGTCACCATGCCACTTGCCGCGTCACTTGTCCAACTCCACACAATTAAAACGCGGAAGGCGGCGGCCACATACATAGAACGGCGAGTTATAGTGGGTGCCTCAGTCCGGTGCCAGGCGAAGGTACAGAATCGCTTCTACCTGGATGCAGGTGGCAACGTGTTCCCGTGTGCCTTTACGGCAATGGAGGCGTTGAAGGCAGGGCGGGCACAATGGTTTACTGAACCCTTCCCCTACAACTGGATAGAGAACAGTATCCACCACCATTCCCTCAAGGATATCCTCTGTAACGAATTCTTTACACGCTACATGAGTACCATGTTGTCACTCGGCCCAACACTCTTTTGTCAATCCATGTGTGGAGTGAAGTCATGAAACTAAATGTCGTCTGCTGCAAATGGGGGACCAAATATGGTCCTCACTATGTGAACAGACTGAAGAATATGGTCAAGCGACACTACCAGGGCGACGCAACGTTCTACTGCTACACCGACAATACTGAAGGCTTAGATGCTGATGTTGTCGCAGTTCCCTTCCCAGATATTGCCAACATTGCCCCACAATATTGGTTTGGAAAGGAGGAATATGCACTAGGGTTGGCTCGCTGTTGGGACCGTCCCAAGACGTTTGTCTTTAATAGTCATCACTGGCTCAATACGAGTGGGCGGTTTATGTTCCTCGATCTTGATGTCATTATCCAAAATGATATCACGCCACTTGTGACCTATAATTTTGCCCGACCGACAATGCTGCGGTCGTGGTGGGAGAATCCTGCAAATGTTGCCAACCGCGGCTTTGTCGTTAGTCATGGAACCATCCTTAACGGCAGTTGCCAGGTGTGGAGCGACGACCAGTGTGAATGCATCTGGAACGATGTCCTTCAGTTTCAAGATAGAATCTGGTTCACCTACACCGGCGGTACCGATAACTACCACTACTGGCGTTGGCGCGAATTATGGGATACGTTCCCCTCGACCTTCGCATACTGCTACAATCGAGGGAGAGAGTTTCCTATCGATGCAACTATTGGAAAATATCGCCCTGCTTGCATCCTCTGCATTTTTAACGTCGACGTTGTGGCCGCCACGTTATCAGACAGAACAAAGCTCAAACAAGACGAATTAGTGGACCCCGAATTACTCGCACACTGGCAATGAAAGAACTCAGTTGTTTTTGCGTTAAATGGGGAACAAAATACACAGCCGAACATGTCAACAAGCTGTTCGCCTCTGTTTCCCAGTATACATCTGAGCACTATCGGATTCGATACTACTGTGTAACTGAAGATCCAACAGGCATTGACAGCTACATTACCATTCTTCCACTCCCACAGGATAATGATTTGGTCAAGTGGTGGAACAAAATGTATCTGTGGGACAGTAATGTCGTTCGGGTAAGCGGAGAGAAGGTATTCTTTGATCTAGACCTGGTGATCCAACACAACATAGATCTCATATTGGACTATGATCCTGAGGACTGCTTGTGTGTTATCCGCACGTACTGGCACGATATGGTGCAGATGTACAAGGATACGCGCCATGTCCCGTTCCGCTACACAGAACTCAATAGTAGTGTGATTCGGTGGAACGACCGACTCAATACACAAGAAATCACACGTTACTTTCAGGCGAATAAAAAGGCAGCACTATGGTATTATCGGGGGATAGATAATTTCTTCGGACACCGAAACGTCTGTCGGATCAAGTTCTTTCCAATTGGCTGGGCATACAGTTTCAATAACGGATACATCCATCCCCACGATACCGAGCGCCATGTGTATCGGGATTTGCCACTCGTGTGTATCTTCGACTCTATGGGAGCGGGGCATGAAGCTAAATTTTAACTTTCTCAACAATCTTCCCTACTGGTCGGAGGCATTAAACACAATCGCCTTCCAGCAACCAGACATGGAGAGTCATTTCCGTGACAGTCTTACCAAGAACAACATGGACGCTTGTGTGTGGCTTGTCGAGACAGTGAAGCCGATTGTGGAGGAGGAATCGTTGCGTCAAGAAGGACTTCGTGTGTTAGTATTGAATGGCTGGTTAGGGATTCCACTCATACCCCTCTTGTGCGAAAATTTATCCATTGCCGTGTTTGACATTGTTGAGATGGATGCCCGGGCAAACAATCTTTCACGCATCTTTAACAAACACTATATTCAGAACGAGCACATTCAGTTTCGATACCATACGCTGGATGCGCCGTTCGCCATTCCGCAACTGAATGCTATGACGCCAGACATTGTCATTAATCTCCAATGTGAACAGATGTTCCCTCTCACAGACCTGCGCGTGAGTAATCCGTTCGCTATCTACGCGATGCAGAGTAGTGATATTCCCGAGGAGATGATGGGGATCAATTGTGTGAAAGGTGAAGCCGAGTTCACGTCGCAGTTGGGCTTGACGACGATCTACTCGGCTTCAAAACGGATACAGGAGATGTATACGTGGGAGGGACGGAAGTTTTATGACCGATACCAGGCTATTGGGACAAAGCATCCTGAATCAACAGCGTCGAATACGCAAACACTTCAATCAGTGACTTTGCCTTCCGCAGACGCTTCTTTAAGTCCTGGTTCTTTGACTCCTTAATAAGCTCAATATCCTGGAGTGCCTCGAGTTTTAAGTCAGTTAGCTGCTCTTGAGCCGCAATTTCCTGTGCCCGCTTGTGGGCGTCCAGTTGCTGTTGTTTCCGTTCTTCAGCTAACGTAGTCATGGCCTGAGTGTTCTTCTCAATTTCCTCAGGCGTAAACTCCTGCATGATACGTATCCAGTCGAGATTCTGTGGCACGCCATCCACATGATCGGCATGAACCACCGCCCCTAATTTCCTGCCATCCGCGTAGTTGAACTCACACCGCACACAGTCGCGGTTACTATTGTCCCAGTGCGGATTCCGAATTTCGTATTGTGGTACTGGTGGATCAACAATCAGGTTGAGCCGTTCAATTTGGACTTCATGTAGGTCTGTTAATTCCATCACACCCTCTCATCATATAGTGGACACACGTACTACTTATGCAGTCCGGAGCCACAGGCCAACTGTTCCACCGGAGCCTGTTGTCGTAGCCGACGTGACGTTGAAATAGCCGCCAACAACGGTGTAGACTTGAATGTTGTCCGTTACCGTATCGCCTTGCTGAACCCATGTGCCACCGACAGGACTTGACGTCTGCACACGGTACTGGCCGACACCATTGTTAATGATCCTATTGCGGAACAACATTGTGGACTGCTTAATCTCAGCATCCGTCATTTCCTGCAGCCCTGTGCTACCGTTCCACTTGAGTGGACGATTCGCGGTTGTTGACGGAGGCGAGGCAAGTGCAGTCTTTTGCCACAACGTCCATGTCGTGGTCGAACCGCCACCAGCACTATCTGTTGTGTCGGTAAACGTACCTCGGCTTACCCAAGTACCACCGGCGGGGGTAGTGGTCTTCAGCTGATATTGTCCCACTTGACTTCCTGCTGTCACACTGCCGATAATCTTGTCCATGATATCGGTATTATACTGCGCATCTGTAAACTCATACACCGCAGTACCGTTTAAGCCGACTGCGCGATTGGAGATAGATACACTACCCGCGCTAAGTTGCTGATTAAACGTATATGTGGTACTACTTGTGGCACCTGTCGCATTCACCGCATGTGGTGAGTTTACCGGCTCGGTTCGCCACGTGTCCGTGAACGTACCGATACTTGTACCTGCACCTCCAATATTGACGGTTGCTTGGAGGTTAGTGCCATCCGTCGCGTAATCTTGAGAAATGACGTATGCAAATAATGACAATATTTCTGCATCTGTCATTTCGATTAAATCTTGGAACGCGGCACCTGAATATCTAATTCGTAGTGGTCTCATGTGTTATCCGTCAAAATTGCGAATTAGAGAAGGCGAGTGCCTGCCGAATTGAAAATCTGGACTCTGTTATCGACATACTGCTTGGTTGCCGAGTGGAGTGCCGACGTAGGATCGGCAGCAAGTATCAATGTACCAGTCATCGTTCCGCCTGACCGCGCGAGTGCTGCGTTAGCAGTTGTTTGCGCAGCGTTAGCCGCCGACTGAGCAGTCGCGGCATTGGAGACAGCCGTGTTAGCAGTTGACTGAGCAGTCGCGGCATTGGAGACAGCCGTGTTAGCAGTTGACTGAGCAGTCGCGGCATTGGAGACGCCTGTATTGGCAGTACCATTTGCTGTGTTGGCAAGGTCATATGCAGCCTTTACGGCTGTTGAGGTTGCAGCAACAGTGCTCGACACTGTACTTGTGCTGTCAGACAACGACGTAATACCTGCCTGTGTAGTTGTCGCAGAACGAATGGTAACCGCAGTCACAGCAGTAATCAATCCCTTCGCATTTGTAACGATTTGTGGAATCGTAATGGCGTCTCCAAATGTACCCGTGTTACCGTTGACGCTGGCAAGCGTGATTGCAGAACTTTGATTAGAACTACCATCAACTGTGACACTCCACGACGCATCTCCAGTTGCCGAAATAGAGCGAGCAGTAGTCCACTTAGGCGCGCGGACGGCCGAGACAGTAATTGACGCATCTGCTGATCCATCGAGCGAAACGGAACCCGTTGAATCGCCGAGAAGTGAAACAGTACGGGCCGTTAACCACTTTGATGCTGTAACGGCGTTTCCAGTAATAGAACTATCAATGAAGGCAAAGGTCTTTACTGATGCACCTACCTGAATCTTCACGGCACCGCCATTATTCCACACATCACCTGCCGTGGGTGTTGTCGGATCCTGTGAACCCACACCGAGTAACAGACTAGCCTTTGCGGCATCGGCTGTAACAGTGATGATCTTACCAGTCATCGTACCGCCAGACAACTGAAGTCGAGCATTGTCTGCGGTGTCGGTGTATTGCTTGCTTGCCGGGTGGAGGGCGTTTGTTGGATCGCCCGAGAGCGTAAGAGCCCCCGTCATGGTATCACCACTCTTCTGCACACGAGAACCGACATCAGTATTCAAGTTACTGAAGTTGTTATCCATCTCAGTGTTCGTGAGTGGCGACCCCTTTACCGCTCTAAGTACAAGTGTAGCCATGGAAATTATCCTTGTGCAGTGGTGTGTCGACCTTTCATCAGGTCAAGCAACATATTCTTTACATACTGGAGTTCGTCTCTAAGACTATTTATATCGCGTTCAAGCACGACGACCTGTTCACTATTCCGGCGCTGATTTCTATACGCCCCCAGCCCCGCGAGGTCAGTCGACAATAATCCCTTCGAACTCAAATCGCGTACGAATCTGTTTGTGTCAGTTAGCTTGATGCGGTCTGGCATTGTAGGACCTACATTTGAAGGGCAATAACGCGAAGGTCTTTAACGCGAGGGACCGACGAGGTGTTTGAACTGAGCATAACAATTTTGACTGCAAACGTCTTGAAACCGACGTAATCCGAGCCACTGGTCGTGTATTTGTACTGTCCCGATGGACCCGTCATTACGGTACTTGGCAATGTGTACTTCCATTCCCCAAACGAATTTGCGGTCTGCGTACCTGTTGGCGCATTTGCAATATCCATCAACGTCCATGGACGTGACGCAAATGTTGAACTATCACTGCCATTCAACAGTTTCGCATACACTTCAATACTAGCTCCGCTCGCGGCATTCTGCGTCAAGTACACAGTGATATCTTCAGCATCTTGTCCATCATCCAACACAACCTGTCGGGTGATATACTTAGAACGTGCAGAACCACCTATACCTGTCTCACCCGTATCGACGTTATTAATGTCATTCGCAACAAGAATAACCGACGATTTCCGTAAATCAATAATTGGCGACACAGTTGAAGTTAACGTGTACATGTCGAGTCGGAACATCAGTGAACCTTCCTGTGAAGGAAGTGTCAATGTGTGTACTTCATCGCTGTACGAATACACAGCACGCTCAGAACCAAAATCCAATGTATGCGCGGTACTAAATGCACTGAACGTACCGTCGCTGACACCGGATGACGTAAAACTTCTGTAACTCCATGTTGATGAATTTGGCGTATATTCCACATAGCCGATATTTGTGCTCAATGTATTGACCAATTTCTTTTCAATTGCACTAATCGTGCCTGGAATTTCATCAGCACCGAATGTCACGTTTGTAATATCAGTAAATACACCACTCGTCACGTAGACCTTTGCCACGCCACTTGGCACATCGTACTGGAACACATAGCCTTGTGGCCCAGATACAGTACCAGCGACCGTCTGTGCTCCCGTGGTTGTTGAGGCCCAGGTGACAGAATTAATAGTGCAGGCAGTGACAACAAAATCCCCATTATATCCCGACGGGGTGACACCAGCAACACGGATGGTCGAACCTACTGCATATGGTGCTACGCTCTGAGCAGCAAACGTTACTGTGGCAGTTGTTCCAGTACCGCTTGCGCCTGTAGTTGCCAACACACTGTTGACCGTATCACCTGCTGTAATGGTATCACCGCTGTTCGTGAGTGCGATGTTGAGGTAATCAATTGGTGCATTTTTGAAGAACACAGCACCCGCTGCCGACGTGTCGAAATCGGCACGGTACATAGTGAACTTTAAATCTTCTGCCTGCAATGCAGTCCAGCTATTGTTATTCGCCGATACAAATAGGACGCCGGCAAATGGCTGTTCTGAAATTCGTTGTACTGGTACCACACCAATTGTATCTGCTCCCAACTCGCTCACCCACACATTGTAGTCTGGGTTGTTACCTGCTGGAAGGAGAACCATGCAGTATTCAGTATTGTTTTGCAAATACACC